CAGCGACCTCGAAGTCAAGCGCCCCTGCTGCGTGGAAACGACGGCGCTGGGCGCGGCCTATCTGGCCGGCCTCGCCGTAGGCTACTGGCAGTCCGCCGAGGACATCACCCGCAACTGGTCGGTGGATCGCGTGTTCCGCCCGGCCATCTCGGAAGAGGAACGCACCAAGCGCATCAAGGGCTGGAATAAGGCTGTCCGCTGCGCCTATCACTGGGCCAGGGACGAAGAGGAATAAGAAGAGAAAAAACGGTCGGAGTTGCCTGACGAGTAACTCCGACCGTTTTTGTTATTGAGTAGCTTGAGCGAGGGAAAACCACCGGCTCGCAGAGAACATAATGCTCCAACGAGCTGTGCTTTGGGTTTAAATCATCTTAAAGTATTTCAGTGCATCCCTTTCAGGAGTCGATCTCGTCCTTGGAAAGTGCAATGACACATTCGCAATGGCACGAGGGTTTTTGTTGTTATATCACTGGGGACTGTCACACCCGCNNNNCCCCGCCGTTCTGGCGGGTGTTTTTGTTTTGCCTGCGCTGTTTATTCCGTTTCCGAGGTGTCGTCCGCTATGCGCTCGGGGTCGAGCAAGTCCTCAATCTGGCAGCCCAGTGCCTTTGCCACCTTCCAAAGCTGGTACACGTCCGGGCTTTTACGCTGCCCGCTGCACCAGCTTTCCATTGTGCGGTAGCTCATGCCAGCCCGGCGGCAAAGCTCCCGGCGGCTTATCCCTGCGGCCTTGCAGCGCTGGTCTATGGGGTTATTGGTGTGTGTTTCTCTCATGCGGCAGTCCTCCTTTTACACAAGTATACTGCAAACGCAGTAAAAATGGAAGTATAAAGTTTACCATATAAACGCCGTATTCTTTGGACTGTTTACCAGTGGAGTTTCCTGCGGTTGTATGGTAAGACACAGACACCGAAAGACATTACCGAATGGAGGATTTCAATATGAAAAAGTTTGATTTTGTCGCTGAGCTGCTTGCCCATGGGTTCCATGATGATACCAAGTCGGAAGCGGTGAAGCTGTCCCGGCAGGCAGGCTTCGAGGGCGTGGTTCTGTCCCGCGATTTTACGAAGGTAATTGAGAGCGTATGGTCTGGCCGCCATGAATATTCTTACCGCGTGGAAGTGTTCGTGAATCTGTCTCAGAATCTCTGCCGTGCAAAATTCTTTGAGGGTGGCGTCGAGTACAAGTGCAAATGGTACTATACCGCCGGGAAGCGTACCTATAACGCAATCTCTGCCACGCTGCAAAATGCGGGCCTGGAAATCTGATGCAGGCGCCGCTCTGGCCAGCAAAAATCGCCAGGAGCGGCGCTTATTCTTTGGACTGTTTACCAGTGGAGTTTCCTGCGGTTGTATGGTAAGACACAGACACCGAAAGGGAAAACGAAACAAATGGAGGGCATGAAAATTATGAAGCGCTATAAGGTGTACGTCTACAACACGGTTGATAAGTTCTGGGACTGCTACGAGGTCCTTGCTGATGACCCGGTGGATGCCCGGAACGTGGCAGTGCAGCGGTTGATCGACGAGACCGGGCACGGTCTGGATGTCTACGAAGTGACCGACGTGTGCGAGGTCAAAGAATAAGGAGGGCTGAAGGATGTTTGACAAGGAACTTATGAAACAACTGGCTACCATCCCCGCTGAGAACAGAGTGGAGTGGTTTGCGGAACGGGACAAGCTGAGCGCACTCGCCAAAGAGATGGATCGTCTGAATGTAGACGACATGGTAAAGAAGTACGGCGTTGCACGGGTAATACGAGTGCTGGCAGCCACGATAAAATGCTGCCCGGAGGAGTACGACCCTTCGGTCGTCCGCATGGCACATTGGGTACCGCCTATCCGCTCTGGGCGAAACGCAGAAGAATGGTTCCATTCAACCATGCACAGGGCGTACGTTCAAAGCTTTTTTCTGAAATACGCAAATCTCAGAAGGCTGTAATGGAGGCTGGGTTTATGAAAATGTTCAACGAGGCCGGGCAGGCCGTCTACTTCAACCGGGTTATGAAGAACGGCAGGGAGCAGTTCGTGGTGAAAGCTCTGGATGGTCAGCATATTATGGGGCGTGACCGCCAGAAGCATAGTTCCCGGACGTTCACCGAGCTGCACCAGGCGGAGGCGTTCCTCCGGCGGGCGGGGTATCGGTGCAAGGGCTGAAATATTCGGGTAGTCCCTGGGGGTTAGACCTCCGGGGACTTTTCTTTTGTCCTCTACTTTTTTCCAATGGAAAAAACTTTATTTGTGCGGCGTTTTGGTGTTTAGACCTGGAACTTTACCGACTGCATATAAAAATGCACTGGCGGGCTTCCCTGTGGCCTGCGGAGTTACGCAAAGAAAAAGGACGCCGAGCGTCCCCGAGGTGGGAGTTTCGGTGTCCTTTTTGCGGTTACGGTGCGAAAAGCGCCGCTTTGGTTTTGGCTCCAACCTTGCCGTCAACGGTCAGGCTGCGGCTCAACTGGAACTGTTTCACGGCTGCGGTGGTCTTGGCTCCAAACAGACCGTCAGGATCCCCGGCGTCAAATCCGAGGGCGGAGAGCCTGGCCTGCAAGGTAGCGTTGTGGATGGCTGCCGGGTAGCTGTTCCGTCCGGCGGCGAGGGTTGCGCTGCCGAGCAGTGAGCCGTCCCAGGCGGAAGCTCTTGCCGTCCTGCTGGCGGCGTTCGGAATGTCCGAGTACTGCGGCATATCTCTGTAAAGGTTGTGATTGTCGGATTCCCGGATTTCCCAGTGCAGGTGGCTGCCGGTGCTGTGGCCGGTGCTGCCCTCAATGCCGATTAGGTCGCCGGGCTTGACGGTCTGGCCTGCGGTGACGGCAATGCTGGAAAGGTGGCCGAAGTACATATAGAAACGGGTCTTGCCGATGCGCACGACCACCCGGCGGCCCCAGCCCTGCTTTGCGTTCTTGGGGTTCTCCCAGCCTGCCCGGACGACGGTGCCGTATACCGGGGAATAGAGGCGTTTGTCGGCAATGCCTACCAGGTCGAAGCCTTGGTGCAGGGTGCCGTTGCTGCGCAGGTTGTTCCAGGCTTGAGAAATGCGGAAGGTTCCTTTATACGGCGCAATCATGGGTCAGGCCTCGTCAATTTTGGACAGCGCTTCCTGGGCGGCGTTGTCCAGGTCGGTAAGTACTGCCTCAATGAACACCTCGGTCTTTTCGTCCACCTTGTAGCCCCAGCGGGTCAGGAGCTCAATGACCCATTCTTTCTTCTTCGCTTTGGGGATTGCGCCGGTCTTGCCCAGCTTCTCGGCGGCTTTGGCTGCCACCTTGACAATCCAGAAGAAGCTCTGATTTTTCAGCCAGGGCAGGACAACGGTGGAAAACAGGGCCAGGCAGCCCAGGCTTGCGGCTTTTACCAACAGGGAAACGATCTCGTTCATGTACTCCATTTTTTATCTCCTATAAATCATTGTGATGTGCTTCCTGGTTCAAGTGCTTGTTGAGCTTTTCCAGGGCGTCTTTACAGGGGCCGTTGCAGCCCTGTTCAATCAAGCCCTGCAGGGCGCCCCGCAGGCCATAGCAAATCAGGGACTGTTCGTCCATTATCTCTTTGATGATCTCGCTCTGCTTCCTGTCCCGCTCGGACGCCTTGTAAAGCGATACTACTACGCCGCCGAGGACGCCGAGCGCCGTTACAAGGGCGGCGGCCTTGATGATGGCGTCTGCATCAATCCACATTGGCTTTGTCCACCTCCTTTCCGCCAGGGTATACGGCGGCGGAATAGGCAGCCTCTACCTCTTGAAGCTGTTCCTCTGCGGCCACGGCTCCAAGTTGGGCGAGGGTGTTGTTCTGCTGCCTCACGATACGAAGAAGTTTTTCAACGGTGTCAATGAGAAACTCGGTCAGTTGAATTTCCATTTTCCCTCCCGGCGGCTTTATGCGGTGTAGGATTCGCCGGTAATCTCTTCGTATTCGGCGGGGGTGATCCAACCTTTCTTTACGGCCTTTTTCACGGTAGCGCTGCGCCAGATGCCAAAGTCGTAGTAGCTCTTGACGTCAGGGAATTTCTTGCTGTGTTCGTTCATGGTCACATATCCTCCAGGTCGGTATCGGTGACGAGAGCCAGATAGTCCAGCTTCGCCTTGGTGGTGGCTCTAAAAAGTTCCTCGGGGGAAAGCTCCCGCAGGACAAACCACCAGCGGTCGTCCGGGTGCGTGATCTGCACCAGTTCGGCGTGGTTCCATTCCAGGGTGTTCTCGCCGTCGGTGGCGGTGACCTTGGAGAGCTTGCCGTCGAACATCTCCGGGGTCAGCTCGGTGTCCGAGATGAAGTTGTTGCCGCTGAGGGTCAGGCCGCCGATGGCAGTGCCATCATCCAGCGTAACCGTCCATGGCTGCTTCCGTGCGTTTTCTTCCATGTTGGTGCCTTTCCGAACAGGTCATAGAAAAGCCTGCTCAATCCTTGAATTTGTTGGAGGGACATATACTTGTAGGCGCTGGCGATCCAGGACTTGAAGGATTCTTCAATTTCTCTGTACACCATGCGCCCTGCATCCAGGAGGCGCTTGTAGGCTTTCAGCTTGCGGCGCTCCCTGGTGACTGCTTTAGGGTTGATCTTGCGAATGAGCCGCCCACTGGCGGTCAGGGAGTATTGGATTTGCAGGTGGCGGTAGGTGTCCGAGAGCTTGCAAATCCGGGTCTTGCGCTCGTTGATGATAAGGCCGTACTCTGCGGCGATTTTCTTTATTCCCTCGAAAGCCTGCAGCAGCTTTTCCTTGCTGCGGTGGATGATATAGGAATCATCCGTATAGCGTCCGAAGTGCCGGAAGCCGCAGACGATTTTGCAGAAGTTGTCCACCCTGTATGGATAGACAATCCCTATGTCCTGCGACTGCTGGTTTCCAATGTCCACGCCTTTGCGGAGCCACTTTTCACCTGTAAGCTGCGCTGCTGGCACACCTGCATTGAGAAGCGGGTCTACTTTTTGGCGGTACATCTCGGTAACTTCCTTGTCGCTGAATCTGGAAACGTCCATTTCAAAGCTCTGAAGGGTGTTTGCCATGATCTCTTTTGTGAGCTGGCGCTCCTGAGGGTCTATGGGTTCCCGGTCAAGGAAGCCGTTGATGGTGTCCAGGCACTTTTCGTGGGGAATGTTTGCATAATAGCCGCTATAATCCCAAAGGAGAATATAGCCCTCATTCGAGCCTGTTTCGTTGAAGTATTGGTGAAGGTGCGTTTCAAAACGCTTCCTGTGGAAGGCCACGCCTTTTCCTTTCTGGCTGGCGCTGTTGTCGTATTGGAGATATTTGTGCAAGTGCGGCGTCAAGATCTTATCACAAACAATATGGTTCACGGTTTTGTCCTGCATGGTTGCACTGGAAATATACCGGGGTTTGCCCCGCTCTTTTATGACAAACTTGCTGCCAACCGATGGGCGGTATTTTCCTTCCATCAACGTCTTTTGGAGTTTGGCCGTTTCCAAGAGCTGGTTTATTTCAAAGAGCTGAACGCTGTACTTCCAGCGGCTTCCCTTGATGGACTTGGTTCCGGCCTCAAACAAGGCATTTGCGTCATAGTAATTATTCATGTAAAAAACCACGCGATAGGCTCATCGGTCATAACCGGGGCCGTCATGATTCGTATTTGCTGCGGAGTGCCCGCAGGAGGACAGCCTTTCCTTTCGCATTGCCGCAGGCGGGCTGCACCCATTGTGTGCGGTTACGAAATCCGGGCGGACGCCGTTAACATTCGAGGCGCTGTTGTAGTTGCAATTGCCATTGTTGTTGGCGTTGGCGAAGTTCGTCGCCGAGACCACATACAAAGGCTGCCCTGTTTCTTATTCGGTTTTCTGCGCTTTCTCTGGCGGCGTGGATTCTTGTGGAGGTTCCTGTGGAGGTTCCTGCGCGAGTTCTGCCGCCAAATCGGAAAAGCGTCTTTCATCGGAGCGTCGAAGTTTCTTTATCAGGTTGGCTTCATGGTCGAGGTCAAGAACAAGACGGGTGAACTTGTTGTAATCGGATGGGAGGGTAGTTGCGGTGAACTGCAATTCCTCTTGAAGCCGATAGCAGCAGGCGATTGCCTTGTCCAGGTGCAGGCGGCGTTCCACATACTCGCCGTGAATTTTGGGGAAGATAGCGTTTGCTGCCCGCAGGTGCGAGGGAATATCGCAGGCAAGCTGAAACATACGGTCACGCTCTTTAACGATAAACCAGCCCTCGAAATTTTCTTCCAGCTTGCGTATCGTTTCGGCGGCTGCGTCTCTTTCCTCGGGATTTTGGATGTAGCCGGTCAATGCCTTTATATGCTCTTCATATTTCTTTTGGCTGTAACCAAACGTCACCATGATTTCCGTGGTAATTTGCCTGCGGACGTCGGACGCGAGGATCTGTGCATCCAGCTTGGAATGGTTGCGCCTACCTTTGGGAACTTCTGACATTTTTTAACTCCATATTATCCGGCGGCAGTTGCCGCCGGATGGTTGATTAGTAGATTGCAAAAGCCGGGCGGACGCCGCCCACACCCGAGGCGCCGCCGTAGCCGCAACCGCCACTGCCGCCGGCGTCGGCGAAGTCCGCCGCCGAGACCACATCTCTCAACCAGCACCAATAGGCTCGCTGTGCGTGGATGAACCAGGGCGCATAGCGGAACAGCGGGAGCTGGCTCTTGTCGATGGTGTAATTGTGGCAACTGCTCCAAGGGTCAGCGCCCTCCGGCAGAGAGCTGAACTGTCTGCCGCCGTAGACCATGTTTTCGTTCATCAAATCAACAGTGCTATCATACCAAGAACCGCCGCTGGGCTTGCCGTTGCTGACAGCATTGTTGAAATATTCGCGGTGGGTCAGAATGTGGTCGGAGCCGAAAGCGGCGTTGATGATGGTCTTGGCTTCGTCCAGGCCGGTTTTGTACATCTGACTGCCAATGTATGCGCCATCCGTGGTGTTGGTCGGGTTCATGGCTGCGGTGTACAGGTGCGCGTCCGGGACAATGAGGGCATGGTGGGTGGTGCAGTCCGTGTCGCCGCAGCGATACCAGTAGTCAAAAGCACCGAGGCGCCAGTTCCTGCCGTTGATCGTCCAGTAGTCGCCGATATAGAGGTCGGTGAATTTGCCGGAGCGGATGGCTGCACTCTGTGCGGAGGTGAAGCTGCTGCCCAGGTACTTGCCACGATAGATGGCGTTATGGCTGGCGGCGCTGTCGCCTACCAGCAGGGAGAGCAGGGCAGGCGCAAGGATGCTGGCCTGGATGATCTTCGTGCCGTTGGCGGTCTGAATGAGCAGCTTGTCCGTGCCGAGGGCTTCTAGGGCTTCGGAAAGCTCCGAAATAGGTTTCTGAACAGGGGTTTCCATTGCATTACCTCCAAATCAAATAAGTTGCAGTTTGCGGTTGGCCAGCAGAACTACGCCGTCTGAGGTGCAGAGCCGTTCGCCTGCGCTGGTTCCGAGCGCCGTCCAAACTTCGCCGTTCACCAGCATCAAATAGAATTCGTTCAGGTTCGTTTGAATGAATGGATGGGCGTCCTCGCTCTCGTCATGCTCCTGCAGGTCTTTCCAGGTGGCGTAAATGAGGGACTTGTCCAAGGTGCAGGTCACGCTGCTGGCGTCACCCACGATGATGGGGATGGTGACACTCTTTTCCACCAGTTCCGTTGCTGCGGGGGCGATATAGTCTGCGGTGTCGTATGCGTTCTGATAGCAGTAAAGAATATCCTTGCTGCGGTCATTCGGGTTGTCCGGGTCTGCACAGAAGATGCCGACCTCTCGCCAGTAAAAGCCTGCGCTCAAGCCGGCATTGGAAAATTTGGCATTTACCTCCACATAGTCCGTGCGCTGCTTTACCGCTGCATCCACGGCGTTTGGCCGGGCTATGATCGGCATCCTGTCGGTGTTCGCCCAACTGGAACGTGAACAGATCCGGGAACGCATGGCGGTTGGCCGTGTCGGTCGGGCAAAGGCCGGCCTCTTCCATGGCGGCGGCTTTGCTCCCATCGGCTACAATTACAAGACCATTGCCGAGGGCGGCGCTGGGCTTGTAGTGAACGAGTACGAGGCAATGCAGGTGCGGGAGGTGTTCTCTCTATACCTCCAAGGCTGGCCGGTGAACCGCATTCGTAAATATATGGCTGCGCACTACACCACAAAGGACGGCGATTGGGGGTCTGATACCACAGTGCGGGACGTCCTCAAAAACCCGCTGTACACTGGGAAGATAAACTGGGCAAAAAAGGTATATGACGGCCAGCACGAGCCGTTGATCTCGCAGGAAACCTTTGACGCTGCCTCTGCCCGGCTTGCCACCTCAAGCTGGAAGCGTACCAGCTCGGATGGCATGGAGCGGGATTCTCCGTTCAAATCCACCCACCTGCTGGGCGGCATTATTTGGTGCGCCCGCTGCGGCGCCCGGTACTTTGCCAGCGGCAATTACTCGGGCAGGGGCGAGAATAAGCGCTACTGGCCATACTACGTTTGTTACTCTCGGGCAAAATCCGCAAAGCACATGATCCGCGACCCAAACTGCCGGAATGACCGCTGGGCGGTGGCGAAGCTGGACGCTATTATAGAGGGCGAGATTCGGAAGCTGGCGTTTGACCCGGCGGCGCTTGAACTGGCGGTGTCCGGGCCGCAGCAGGACGAAGATGTAGCCCAGCGCCGGGCTGCGCTGCAACAGCGCCTGAACGATCTGCGGGCGCAGATGGGACGGGTTCTGGACTTGTACCAGATGGGCGGTTCACTGCCTGCCTCTATGGTCGGAGACCGCGTGGCAAAGCTCCAGGCGGAAATTGACGGCGTGGAAGCTGCCCTGGCGGAGGCCGTAGAGGAGCCGCCCACTCGGCGCTTGGATGCTGCCCGGGTTGCTTTGGTCGGGGCGGAAGATGTTCTGGACAATGGGACGCTGGATGAAAAGCGGGAGCTTGTCCATAGTCTCATCCGCCGCATAGATCTGGATGGGGGAAATATTGATATACATTGGAGCTTTTCCCCGGAAGCCGCCGAGGTTATCCCGGGGCGCTCCGCATAAAAAATAAAGGCCGTCCGTGCTGGGCGGCCTTTTCGCTTAAATTGCTGAATCGCTGAATTTACGCGCACTTTTCGCTGACTTTTCGCAAAATGCGCGAATAACGCGATTTTGTTGGCGCCGACAAAATCGGCAGGTTATTTGTCTACTCTGATATAACTACTGCAAACCTCCACATGCCTCGTTCGTGGAAAAAGGTCCACCGGCT